TACTCTTATCTAAGCAACGTACCTTCCCTCTAGGTATCCTTTTAGAGCTAGTAACCTCATCAGCAATCTTTTTTAAGCTATTCATTCTACATCCTATAAACTACCTACGAGAGAATGGACTTTTAATTACATTATACCACAGAATCACTAAAAGTCAATAGGTTTTCAGGGATTGAAGCTCTCAGGGGAAGGTAGGAAGCTGAAAGCCGCTACCAGAGCGCATTACAGCAAAGACAGATTTTTTGGTCTAGGGAATAATGGAGTGCCAGAGATATATATTAGTCCCCCTGGGGGGTTTCGCTTTCTCGGTGCTAGTATTAACACACAGAGAGATAACGCCATAGCTATAGCAAACAAAGTGCTAGGACAACTAAGCTAAGGGCTTGGTTTGTAGTGGGAAAAGTTAATTTAATGGCCTAGGGGAAGAGGAGATGTCTGACATATACCTACCCCCTTAGTGGTGAACAATTCCCTATCTGATCCTAGCTGATCTATACCTAAAAGATCAGGAATTGAGCTATTCCAACACTAGTACCAAAAATGCTTTTTCATATTATAAAAAAAAGAGGATCAGAGTTTTACCCCTGATCCCCTTAGTCTTCCCTGGTCTTAGAGATTATAATTCTATCCCTAATTCTTCCTGAACCCTCTTCATCAAGCTAGGGTCATCAAGCAGTTTAGACGCTAAGTCCTTTAGCTTTTTGCGCTTCATTCTAGCTTCCCCGCCCTTCAGTGCTACCCTCTCAGCGTTGCAAGCGTCTGTTACTGTGCATCTGACATACTTTGTATATACCTTCTCCTCTCCCTCTACCTTGATAGCTTCCTTCAGGTTAGACGCTATATCTACCCTGATCTCCACTTCTCTGTCAACACCTTCCACTTTCGCTTTGACTACTTTATCTAGCTTAATCATTAGTTATCACCCCCTTTCTTTTATAGGATATTGGTTGATCTACTTACTCTCTGCTAATTTATGAATTAACGGTTTGTAGTATGCTATTATTATTCTGTTCCATTTATCCTTATCGAGTATCTTCCCTTCCCTGATATAATAGTGTCTAGTCCTACCATTAGCACTTTCTTTATATAAATCACAGTATCCTATTTCTTCCCCTATACCATAGGCGGATGTAGCTTTCTGGTATGCTTTAGCTAGTAGTATGCGTAGTATTAGCTTTAGCTTTCTCTCTTGCTTTCTTTGCCATGCTTTCTTGTTCATTAGCTTACCCCCTTCGTTACTCTGTGTAATGCGGATAACATAATTGCCTGGTCTATTCCATTAGTTAGTCTGGGTATGTATACCTGTGTTTTATAACATATTCTATCTCTTACTAAAATTTCCCATAGCTGATACAATTCACAGCTATTCTTTAACCGTTTTATCTCTTCTCGTATGTCCATATTATCCATACCTTACCCCCTTTTTGTTGCTAGTAGGTAGTCCTATCTGCACGTCAAGATAAGACTATTTTCCTACTGCTTTATTTATCAAATAACTATTCTTATTATATACTAATTTTTCAAGTTGTCAACCCCTAGCATACAAACGAGATACTACTAATTAGTAGATTAGTATGGATTAGTAAGGGGTCAAATAGATTATAAGCTAATGCTGTAGAGTGATTACGTCATAATTAGTAAATTAGTAGGTTGGTCGGGGTAGGAGGAGGGGGAATTTTTTGAAAAAAAGGGTGGGGAAAAATACTAACTTTTTATTTTTAAGGTATAATGTATATTTTTTTATATATAATATATATATATATATATATATAATATATATATATAGGTATATATTTGTCATTAGAGCCCTGTTTAGCTTATAATACGCTTCCCTGGCTCTTTTAGTTTTTGAACAGCTTTTTTCTCTCTCTCCGACCCCCTCAATCTACTAATTTACTAATTATCACCGAAACGCTTGCCAGCACTAGGCTATAGGCTTTTCAGCCCTTACTAATCTTACTAATTGAATCCCGTATCCCTTGCCAGGAGCGGGTTATAGAATTAGTGGTCTTTTTTAGGGGTTGACAAAGCTAATTTTTCGTCTATAATATAGACATATAAAGAGTTTACGTTCATTGACAAATTGCTATATTAAAATATAGCATACAAGATATAGTAGGTATAACTATAGCTATGTAAAAACATGCAGTAAGATTAAAGCTCTCAGGGGATGGAGGGCAGTCTTTGCTGTATTAGAATAAGAGGGAGGTGAAAGTAACATGGGCAAAGCTATGATACTAGCCAAAGAAACAGGCTTACCAGCGTATGTTGGTGATGGAGACATGGTATGTAATAAATGTGGAGAACTTTGGGATGTCTATGGGATCGGCCACGGAGATATGACCGCAAAAGAGAGGGATGTATTTCTAGCAGGTGACGGTTGTCCCTGCTGTAGAGAGGGAGGGTAAGCTATGCATAAAGTATTACAGGATGCTATAATCAAGTGTAGAATCCGCAAAGTTCACACAATCAGCCCATGGGAACAGACAGCGATGGATGCGTATTGCGCCTGCTGTCCATTAGGTGCAGAATGTGCTAACTATGAGCTTGGTGAGCAAGATACATTACACCATAAAAAGAAGGAGGAGAAAGCATGACTAGAGAGCAACAAGAGGAGGTAGTAAGTATCATTCACGGGAAAGGAGGACGGCTTGAGAAGGTAGGTTGTTGGTCTACAGTTGTAGCAGTTAAAGGATGTAAAGTCCTCTACACGCATGAGATTAAGAAAATACTCAGCCTGTGAGCGAACATATATTTTCATGATGTAGAGATGATGATAAGTAATTGGCAAGCAGATCTACCACCAAAGCCTGAGGTACAGGTGATAAAGATTAAGTCATTTAGTCCAGAAGAGCCTAACCTAGAGTTACGGCTTGACAGAGGAAATGACCATAGCCACGTTGAGCTGTGGAATAATGGGCAGATGTTGGGATATATGCACATAGATACTAGAAAAATACAGTGGTGCTCAAATGGCCCAGCTCAATGGATTAAACTAAGTGAGGATTGCTAATTCATTCACAAAACCTGAGCCCTCCCCCACGAGGGCTCACGCTATCTTAGAGGATTACTATATTCAAAAATTGAATAAGCTAAGGAGGTGAGGAGAACCATGACTAGAGAGCAAGCTAGAGAGATACTGAAGATGCTTGACAGAGGAGGGAAGATTGATAAGGATGGATACATCACTGGATGCCCTGTTTGGACTTCAACGATAGACCGCATACGTAAGGTAAATGGACTGATCTACTTTGATGACATTCAGGGAAAAATGCAGATAAGCAACTGGCCTGAGGATTTGGATGAGGAGGTAAAGGTAGTAATGAAGTTTAGGGGATTCGATGGAGAGGATATGGAGCTTAGAGTTACAGAGGAAAAGATAATGGATAAGGAGGCAGACCACGACGATGTTGAAATTTGGAAAGAGGGGAAATGTATAGCCATGATGCACATTGAGGAAAAGATAATGTTTGTATGGCCTGAAAAGGCAGGACGTAAAACCGTGCATCTTAAAGATTAGGAGAAGCTCATGAAGAAGCATAAGCTAGTAGAGCTCCTTGAGAAGCAAGCACAATTAGCGAAGCAACGTCATGCACCGTTAAGGGTAGAGCTTAGTAATGAAGAAAAGCTAAAGCTCGACATAATCAACCTTGAGAGACGTTTGGATGCATTGACTGAAGCCTGCGCTGTGTTAGCTAATTGGGTTATAATGGCAGAGGGAGAGCAGTTGATGATGATTGATAAAGATGGCGGTGTGAACTTTAAGAGGCTTAGGTTATGAGCTACGTGCATTCTATAAAAGAGTATGAAGTGAGGCTCATAGTTAGATATAGTCCTTATTTTCATAAGCCATCTATGGGTAGATTAGAGGCACGGCTGATGGATGAGATACCTTCGTGGGATATGGATATTGTGAGTATGGAAATTAGGGGGATGAGGAGATGAGAGTGCATATCTATAAGGGTGGTATAATTCCAGAAGGAGACTATCCAGCCCGCATCACAGATGTCATCCGTGTAAGACAAAGACTTGAGATTAAGTTCAGGATTACTGAGGGAAAGCATGCAGGCTGCTCTTTTACAACTTCAACTAGAGGGAGGTTTAGAAGATGAAACAAGGTGATATAGTAGGTAAGGAGAAAGAACCCTGGTTAGGTAAGGTTACATGGGTAGATGAGGAAGCAGGACAATGTGGAGTAGTTTACACGAGTCCTACTGACTACCAGGGTGGAGCTAACATATTTAAGATCGACGAACTAAAGATCGTAGGCAGGGCTACAGCTGAGGAGATGGAGGATATAAATGAGCTGAGCATTGAAGAGCTCAGGGCTGAGGTTAGATCATTGAGAAACCAAAAGCGTAGGCCAGCAGGCATTAGGAAACAGAAGAGTAGGAAGCAACTGCTTGCTGATAAGCTGAAGGGATTGACAACTGAGCAGATTGAGAAGTTGATGGAGGGGTAGGATGAGTACGAGTTATTACTTAGTCTATGATTTTGGTGATAAAGATGTAGAGGGTCTCCCTAAAATCACAGAGGTTAACGAAAAGAAGATCTTTGAGATATTAGATCGTGCACACGCAAATGATGATGATGCCGCAATGAAGAAGATAGCAGTCTATAAACTAGGGAACTGTCTTATCGACTGGAGTTAATCATGCCCATATGGCTAATGAACATTGCAGCTAAAGCGGTTCAGGGTGTGCTGGTATTATGGGTAGGGATTTATGGGTTGGTATGTTTGTATTGTGCATGGAGGAATAGAAAGCATTAGCATATTCAAAAATTGAATTTAGTGAGGAGGAGAAAGTGAAGATTACAGAAGGAAAGGCAACATACAGGACAATCACAATCGAGTTGGAGACAAGAGAGGAAGCACTGTTGGTGTCCCATCTCGTGAACAATGCTCCAGGCATACCTCTAGTAGATTACTGCGAGCAGCGTGGGGTTGATGAGGAGAAGCTGTTCACACTCACCCATGAAATATATGCGGAGCTTGATGACTTAGGTATTAACACTTGTTGTACTAAGGATTGCTAGAAAAAGAGGCAAATATGGCTGATAGACCACTCATTCTAGATTATACCACCCTAAGCACCTTCTTAACATGTCGTAAGAAGCACTACTGGAGGAATGTTAGGAATCTTGTTGCCGTCGACGGTGCGGTTAGCTTAGCATTTGGTCACTCAACACATGGAGGGTGGGCAGTGTTTTATAAAGGGGAGGGAGATAAGGCTACGCTTAAGGCATTTGCATGTGAGTACAAAGACTTCCCTGTACCTGAGGGGGATAAGAGAACACTGAAGCGTGGGATGGAGTGCCTCGAGGATTATACGAAGAGGTATCAGCATAACCCATTTAAGGTAATCAATGTTGAGGTTAGCCATCAGGTTAAGATACATCCGCTGCTCACCTACGCTGCTAGGATGGATTTGATAATCAAATGGGAGGGAAGGATTTACGTAATGGAGCACAAGACTGCGAGTAAGCTAGGCTCGTACTTCTTTGATGCCTTTAAGCTGAACCATCAAGTCGATGGTTATTTCTTTGCTTGCATGGATAAGTATGGAGAATGTCATGGAGTATGGATTGACGCTATGCTCATAGCAAAGACTAAGTTTAACTGTCTGAGGGATATTGTAGGGAGAGGGCCGAAGCATAAGGAAGAGTTCATCGAGGAGCTACTTGATATTGAGAAGAATATGCGATGGGCTGAGAAGGAGCAGAGCTATCCGCTTGATAAAGGGAGCTGTGATTACTACGGTGCCTGTGTTTATAAAGACTTATGTTATTACAGGCATGACAAGAAGATACTCAAACGCGTTATCGAAACAAGGTATACTGAGAGTGTTTGGGATGCAGCTAAAGGTAGGGAGGTAAAGGATGAATCAAAACATAAAAAGGAGTCTAGAACTGATGCACAATCGACCATTGAATCGAAAGGAAGCACGAAGCTTACTCCGCCGCATATGTCCGTGTAAGAGTGGAAAGCTTTATAAGAATTGCTGTCTTGAGGATGACATACGCAGGATGGTTAAGAAGCAGGCGTGGATACTGAAGGAGAAGAAGAGAGGGGAGATTAAGATTACTTCTGGTTATAGAACAGCAGAGCAGAATAAAAACGTAGGAGAAGCACCTAAATCAATTCACTTGAAGGAGAGGCGCAATGAGAAAGATATGGGTTGAGCGTGCTGAGGTAGAGCGATACATTGTACGTGATGCTGAAGAAGCCAAAGATTTATATATGGATGAGGATAGAGGCGTCAAGATTGGTGAGGCAGAGTACGATGAACTAATGCAGATGAGAAAGGTTTATCATCGCTTTCAGCAGGAGCTAGAAAGATTATGGGTTAAGGAACGAAAACATCTATATGAAGGAGGCGAGTTATGCAGGTAACAAGGGAGAAGGTATGGACACCAGTGATGATTAAGCTGGAAACACCCGAGGAACTGAGATGTCTAGAGAGTGCTTTGTACTGTGCTATAACAAGCATTGGCAGTTGTAGTTCTACTTGGCACAGATTTGCTTATGAGTTTCTCCATGAACTAAGGAGGGAGTAAATGAAAGTAAGTCAAGTAAGGAAGATCATTAAAGTTACCATCGAGCTGGAGGGTGAGAAGGAGCTTGGGTGTTTGGACTATCTGTTGTTTTGTGATGTTCAACCATACGGAAGTAGCATTCGTACAAGAGTGCTCGAGCATGATGGCTTAAGTTATGATGCTGATATTAGGCCTTTCCAGTCCAAACTAAGGGAACTACTGAGGGAGAATGACTGTTGAGAAATACAAAAGATCTAGCGCTAGACCTGGATAAGCTAAAGCTACACATCCTAGTCTATGGCATCAGCGGAACAGGTAAAACTACATTCGCAGGTACATTCCCTAAACCTTATTTCTTTGATTTTGATAGGGGAATGCTTAGCCTGCGAGGGCAAGATATATCATACGAGACATATCTCGATGAGGATTTGACTAGACCTGATGCCTACCGTAGATTTCTGGAGCAGATGCATAGGTTTAAGAAAAGTCTAAATGGGTTTGAGACTATTGTTGTTGATAGCTTAACTACGCTGAGCGAGAGTATGATGTATCACATTCAATTTCTTAATGGTACGATAACGAAGCAACCCACACTGCAAGACTGGGGAATGGGTGTAGCTAAGCTGAGGGATTTGTTTCATGAGATCATGGCATTTGATTGCCATACTATAGTTACTGCACATGAGGAGATGATAAAGGATGAGCTAAGCGGAGAGATTGTAAATCGACCTCTAGTAATCGGACAGAAGCTACCGCCAAGGATTCCACTCTGGTTCGATGAGATATACAGGGCTCAGGTTGGGAGGGATAAGAATAGGAACCCTGTATATCAGTTGCTCACTACAGCTATGCGCAGATATACGGCTAAGAGTAGGATGAACGGGAAGCTTAAATGCTTCGAGGAACTGGAAGTTCCTGATTACAAGAGCTTGATGAAGAAGATTAAAGGAGGTGAGTAAAGCATGAGTAAGATTAATGTAAACCTGGACGAGGTTGACGAGTTCGAGCCTATACCAACCGCACAGTACCTATGTAGAATTACAAAAGCAGAGCAGGTTAAGGCAAGTACGGGAGCTGATATGATTTCTTGCGAGGCTGAGGTAGCCGAGGGTGAGCACGAAGGGAGGGTGCTCTTTTTTAATACCATGCTCAAGACGAAAAAAGGGAAGGTTAATTACTACCTCAGAAGGCTCATAGAGGCTCTCGGTGTGGAATGGACAGCTAAGGGATTCAACACGGAAGATATGATGGGAGCAGAGTTCATAGCGAATGTAGAACCACCTGATCCTGGACAGAGATTTAATAAGGTGACTGATTATCTGCCACCTAGTTAGTAATTTATCCGCTCTGGAGTACCTTTGAGTACTCGGTAATGGTCGTTAAGACCGAGGTCTCTGTCGCCAGGATAGGCATAAGCCGAGTTATTCTGGGAGGGTTGAGACGTGGTGCAGGGGATGGGGATAACCTGCCAGAGCGGATCGCAATTATAATATTATAGGAAAAACATCCTGAAACTATAAAGCTTGGTGAAGAAAAATGATTATTGATAAAAAAGTTATATGTTTCCTGTTAGCAATTGCTGCGGTGCTTGTATTTACTTTCACACTAGCGGATTGCATGAGTGAGATAGATCATTCTAAAGCTCCCTGGCTGCGACGAACTGATAAAGATCTAATAACTCAACTGCGAATGGAAATAAATGGCCTTAGTTATGCTCTGAGCACAATGGCTATTAACAATAGATATTTAAGAGGGCTTATTTACACTACAAAGCCAGATCATTGGACAACGTGGATTGAGCTTTTGGATGAATGTAAAAGGCTTGAAGGAATAATTAAGGCAAAGAATGAAAGGATTAGAATACTAGAGAAGCAACTGGGCATTCGACAATGGCAAACGCCAGCACCATATCGGAAGATATAAGAATCTTTGGAGGAATAAATGGGCATCTATAGTGAATGGGATGAGTTCTGTAAGATGGCTAAAGAGAGTGCTGGAACAGCAGGTTCAAGCTTGCCTGCTCCTGCTCGCTGGCAGGATAGCATACTATCATACCTTGACGCAGTTAAGATATTCGTTGAGGTTTGTTTTCTCATACTCTTATATCTATGGAACTTTTACCTATGGCTAGATGTGGTTTTGTTATGGATAAAATAAGAAGGCGAGTCATCGAAGGCCGCCTAAGAAAGGAAAGATATAATAATATAGGAGGAATAAGTTGCGAACAAAAGAAGAGATTCAAGAACGAGCTGATGAGATTGCTGGAGAGAAGTATGGTAAGGCCTTCTATGAGCTGAGTGAGAAACAACAGGATAAGGTATATGAGGAAGCTCAGGAGTCATGGACTGACCACTATGCGAGCTTGGCAGATTCGATGAAGGAGAGATAAAAATGATATGCCTACAATGTGGAAAGGTAATAAAGTGTTATATTGCAGGTTCAGTAGCGTGCCCTGAGTGTGGAAGTATTATGTCTGACGAAGATCATAGAAAAGAGGAGGAACAAAATGACATGTAAATACTGTGGATCAGAGGCAACTATGGATAATAAGTTCTATGTTATAGACTGTTGCAAGAGATGCCACGACGCAGGGGAAGATAGCACTGATAATGAGAATGATTGATGCACCCATCACCCATTACAATCTCCGCACTGATTACAGCTATACTCTTTGGGAGTTTGTACATGCCACAGATAAAAGAGCGTTTCCATAGGCGCATTAACAATGTATGGATCGGTTCGTACTATCGTCTTTATGAACTTGAGTCTCCTGATACTAAAGAAGTTAAGGTCGATCCAAAGCTCATAGCATGCTTAGATAAACTACAGAGGGAGAGTGAGAGTAGAGTTGTTATTACCTCTGGCTACAGAACTCCAGCACATAACGAGAAGGTCGGGGGAGCAGCTAGGTCATTCCACATGAAAGGTATGGCTGTTGATTGCTACCAGGTTGGATGTAAGAATAAGAAAGGATTGCTCGCCTTAGCTAAAAGAGGACTCAAATGTGGATTTACCACAGCGATTATTTATAAGGGTCATGTTCACTTTGATGTTCGTTATGATGGATTAGGATTAAGATATGCAAAGTAAAGGGAGGTATGAATATGTCTCTATGGTCAGGGCTAATTAATGCTGAAGCAAAGCTTTTCATTCCACATCCGAAGGTGGAAAGGGAGAAGGTTGATAGCAAATACTTAGAGATTGCACTGCGTAAAGAGTTTGGGGAGGATGCTATTATCTATCTAGTTGATTATGATTATCACTTGATAGATGTAGGTGAGATGAGAAATTTTTTAGCAGAAGATAAAACTAACCTAGCTAAGTATGTCCCTGAGTATCACGACTGCGATGACTTTAGTTTTAGATTAATGGGTCAGGTTTCTACTCCTGGTTGGAGCGATATTGCTTTTGGTATTGTATTCGCTCATACTCCAGAGGGGGAACATGCCGTGAATTGCTTTGTCTCGGCTACTCATGCAGTCCTACTAATTGAACCGCAGACTGATGAGATAATGGCAAAGCCTGAGAATTGGCAGGTGTTTTTCTGTTTAATATAAGATAAAAAGGGAGGTGATTAAGCATGGGAGTATACATGGCAGGATTAATGTTCCTGTTGTTCACTCTAGGCATGGGTGGTCCAATGGGGCAGGCTGATGAGGTTATTATTACCGTACCTCCAGCTCGTGTGTTCGAGCTATCTAGCAACAGAACATTCGCAGAGCTGAAGCCTGGTTCTTCGGTATTCAAGGTTGAGCAGAATTCTCCATTGATAACGACCACTCAAAAGAAAAGTATTGGTGCAACAGCGATTGTAGTGATTGCTCTTGCATTGCTTATGTTTGGTGAGAATGGAGGAGATTAAGAGAGGAGGTGAGAAGAATGAATCTATTTAGAGAAGGAGCAGCTTCGGGCTGTTATGCTGTGGCGTTTGTCTTGGATACAAACTTCGTCGATTTCAAGTGGGATATAGAGAAGTATCAGGTAGCGCTTAGGATGATTGATAAGGCCCGAGGGGATAAAAAGGTCACTGATGAAGAGATTGGAGACATCCTCATTGCATTAGGTGATGAACAACCTGTGTATCTAAAGCACGCCCTGTATGTTCTTGGAGCTTTGTTTAAGTCAAAGTCTGTGGACTTCGAATGGGAATCTGAGGAGTTTAGTGACGTATTTGATTGTTTGGATGACATGCGTGCTGACAATTACTTCACTGATGAGGAGCTAGCGGATTTCCTGAGAGTGCTTGGAGATACTTTGTCTGAAGAATAATTATTAACTGCTCTGTGGCGTTCAAGCGTCAGGTTGGTGGTAGAAAAGCCTTTCCTGATACGGGTTGGTAGGGAACGACCAGTTCGTTAAGAGGCAATTGTGGGGTGGTTGTGGTAGCAGGTTAAATGGGGAACCCTGCCAGAGCAGTTAGCAATACTGAGGAGCTCACCTTTATGGGAATATCGAGGGAGGCTATGCGGAGCCTAGTGGTTGCCTGTTGGGAATCGGATGCTGAGCCTAGCCGCCAGCATCCTTGTGCGCTCTCGACGCTCTGTCCAACATTGGTGAGCTCCCTCTGCCAACGTAGCTCAACTGGTAGAGCAGCTGATTTGTAATCAGCAGGTTGGGGGTTTGACTCCTCTCGTTGGCTCTAAGGAGGAAGGAAGATGAAACCTAAAGTTATATGTATTTGTGGTTCGACTAGGTTTGCTGATTTGCATGCAATAACAAAGTGGGAGTTTGAGAAAGAGGGTAAGACTATATGCCTAATGATAAACTATCTGCCTTTCTGGTACGTAGAAGAACACGGTTGGATTCACCCTGACCATCTTGGAGAACAATCAGGATATAAGAAGGCATTAGATAAGCTCCATCTGAGAAAAATAGACTTAGCAGACGAGGTTTTTGTCATCAATAGCAACGGCTATATAGGTAAGTCAACTAAATGTGAGATAGAGTATGCAGAGGCAAAAGGCAAACCTGTGCATTACTTGGAGGAAAAAGATGGAAGAGGAGGCTATATTAAGGGTAATTAATGTGCTATGTAACCTCTTATGGTTCTGTTGTTTTTTGCTAGTTATACTATTGTCAAGATATATGTCTAAATAAGGAGGAAGAGGATGAGAATATGTGATAGATGTAAAGAGTCTGACGAAAGGGTTAACATTAGGGAGGTTGTAATTTATAGCACAAAGCAGGAGCTATGCTCTAATTGTCAAAGAAGGCTAGAAAGGATATTTTTGATGTTTATAAAGGAAGGAGGAAGCTGAAGATGATAGTAACACATAAAGAATGTTGTGAAAAGGCATTAGCTGATTACTTGTGTACAGTAATACAATTAGGTAAATATAATACTGTCATCCCAAAAGCGATTATATTTTACCAAGAACATGGAGATGAAAATGAACAACAAAAAGCCCATTCCTAAGTTCAGCTGTAAGCTAGAAAGAGGAAATCTCTCCCTCGAGATCTCTGCAGAACACAACATTATTGTATCACGCCAACACTTTGTTGATAATCGGCAGGCTGTAAAGGCAGCACAGATATCAGCTCAGCAGATGATGCAGAAGGGATGGAAGTTGGTAATGCTTAACGAGCAGAAGGTTAAGCAAAGTAAATTAGTCATTCCCACCTCATTAGCAGTTTCAAAAATTGAAAATAGTCCCCCTTATATAAAGGCGAGATTGCCTTTAGGGGATGGAACAGTGGGAAGGGAGATATGATAGCCCTCATAAAACAAGCTAGGTATTTCAAGAAGGGTGATACTACGGCTAAGTCATTCAGGTTTAGATTCGCAAGTAAATGGAAAGTTGTACATCCTAAAGCGAGGGATAATCTTTATATGCTGTTTGATTTGGATGGGCGTTTTATTGGTACTGTTACAGAGGAGGTCTTAATAAAAGCGAGGGAGAGCTATGAAGCTAGCAATAAGCAAGATCAAAGTAAAGGATCAGGTAAGAAAAGAATTCGGCGACGTAGAGGGACTGGCAAGTAGTATTAAGAAGTTCGGTCTACTGCATCCATTAACAGTCGATGATAACGATGAGCTAGTTGCTGGAGAACGGAGGTTAAGGGCTTGCAAGCTCCTCAATTTCAAAGAGGTAGAGGTTAAGTATAAACGTGATCTATCCCCTCTAGAGAAAACTGAACTCCAGCTAGAAGAGAACCTCATGCGCAAAGACCTCACCTGGGTGGAAGAGGTCAAGGGTAAGTGGCTTATTGATGTAATCAAGAGAGGGCTATATGGAAGTGCAGTCAAAGGTAAGGCTGGTGGATGGGGAGTTAAGGATACTGCAATGGCACTTGGTAAATCTGCTGGTAGTATCTCGACGGATATACAATTAGCTGAGGCCTTAAGGATGTACCCTGCACTAGCACTGGAGAAGAATAAATCAATTGCATTTAAGAAGCTTAAGAAGCTCCAGGAGGAGCCATTTTTAATTGAGATACATAAGCGCATGCTAAAGACTGAGCCTGTGGAGAATGTTATATTAGGTGATGCTCGTGTTATTATACCTACTATAAAGAAGAAGGTTCATCTTATAGTAGCGGACCCTCCCTGGGGTATTGAGGTAGAGAAATCACACGGGCTTGGGAAGATGAGCGGTGCAACTCCCTTCAGGGATGATAAAGAAAGTTGTCAGCAATTAGCGAAGGATGTTTACCCTCTCTTGTATAACGTGCTCGAGGATGACACACACGCCTATATATTCTTTGCAATCACGCAACGAGATTTCCACGTGGAGGCACTTACAAATGCTGGTTTTTGGGTTGATCCTATTCCTATCGTATGGCCAAAGGAAGCAGCCTCTGCCCCAGGAGTTTATACTAGATGGACTAATTCATATGAGACTGTGCTATTCTGCAAGAAGGGGAATAGGAAGTTAAATAGCTCACCGAGGAATGTGTTGGATTATAAAAGGGTCTCTCCGAAGGATAAGATACATGATACAGAGAAACCTGTGCCACTCATTAAGAAACTTATTACTGTTTCAACACTACCTGGTGAGTGTGTGCTAGATCCATTTGGAGGGAGTGGATCAACGTTAGAGGCAGCCGTTCAGCTTAAGAGGGATGTTATTATCATTGAGAAGGAGAAGAAGTATTATCATAATATATGTGAGAGGGCGAGGCAGTTGAAATGAAATGTATAATATGCCATATAAGGGGGCTCTTATGGATTGACCCAGCGCCTGCTAAAAAGTATAGACACCTAACTAGATTAGGAGAAACACATTGGTTGTGCGAGAAGCATTATAAAGAACGTTTCCACGAGTTGGTAGACATAGGATTATTTACTGAGGAAGCTTTTAATCTGATAATAGAGAATGCTAAGAACGGACTAGAAGGATTCAAATCATATACTGGAATTGAGTATAACAAAAAGAAAGAAGCATGGGACATAACGAGGGAGTCGTAACTCAATGATTAGAGTACCTGCCTGTCGAGCAGGGGGATATGGGTTCAAGTCCCATCGGCTCCGCCAAAGCTAGGAGGGAAAGAATGAAAGGTGATGTAGAATTTTGGGCAGAAGATCTAGTACTTACCTGCCCTAAGTGTGGGTGTATCAACTACTTTGCAGGTACTAAAGGAAGATTATCACTTAGTACGAGTGTTCTATATGCCTACTGTAAAGAGTGCAACGCAAAGTTTAATGTCAAGCTTAAGGTTTCACTGGAGGAGGTAAAGTGATCAAACTAAAAATCTCAGTCGAAGGTTTCAGAGGGAAGACTAAAGGGAAATCTACAGCCCTCGCTATCTGTGCTAGTGCGCTGAGGAGTAGGGGATATAGTGTAGTACTGAGAGGGCATTCGCTGTATGTATCCAAGCGAGAGGTATACGTAATACCAAGAGGATAAAAGGGAGGAGGATAATGAATGATAGTAAAAGGAGTAGGGCCGAAGGATGCAAAAATAGCAATAATAGGCGAAGCACCAGGCAAAGATGAAGAAAGAAAAGGAATACCATTCGTTGGAAAAGCTGGCCAACTTCTTGATCGGATGCTTACCGAAGCTGGGATTGAACGTGGAGAATGCTACATCGATAATATCGTTCAAATGCGTCCACCTGGGAATGACTTCGGTGTATATTATGAAGATAAAGCAAGGAAACATCCGAAAGATGTTTTGGTTAAAGCGAGGGCGAGGTTATACTATGACCTCGGACGAATTCGACCCAACATTATTATCGGACTTGGAAATGAACCACTTAAAGCACTCACAGGAAGAGGAGGGATAACAAGCTGGAGAGGTAGCACCCTCTGGATAGAGCCTCTTAAATCAAAGGTCGTCTGCACTTATCATCCTGCAGGTATCCTACGTAATTGGACATGGAGACAGATAGCTGTCTTTGATTTGAAGAGAGCATTAGAGCAATCGAAGTTTCCTGAGTATCATACAAAGATACGCTTTCTGATTAGTGAACCAGATAATGTAGAAGCCATACGCAGGTGGACAGAGCTGATCCTAGGAAAGGAGGTAAAGTACTTATCATTCGATATTGAGACCTATAAGAACAAAGTCATAAGCTGTATAGCATTCGCTACAAGTGATAGACAGTCGTGGTGCTTTCCTATACTGCACGCTAATGGGCAACCCTATTGGGATTCCGTGGTAGAAGAGACTGAGGTCTGGAAATGTATGCATAAGATACTGCGTTCTTCCATCAGGAAGATGGCGCAGAATGCTAACTTTGATATCACTGTATTAAATAGATTCAACGTGCCTGTTAATAATCTTTGGCTAGATACAATGAATGCTCACCATTTATGTTATCCTGAATACCCAAAATCTTTAGCATTTCAAACATCGCTTTACACAGATCAAAACTATTATAAGTACATGCGAACAGAGGGAGACCTCTATGAATACTGTTGTCTTGATGCTGTCATCACATACGAGGTTGCCATGGCATTGAAAGCTGAGATGGAGGAGCTTGGTGTGTATAGGTTCTACCGCAGGAATATTCACCCTCTCATTGCTCCCCTTCGTAAGATACAGGGGATAGGAGTAAGGATTGATGAGAAAATAAGAACAAAGCGCAGTGAGCAAGCAGGGCGTAAGATTAAGAACATGCAGGAGCAGCTAGAGCAAGCTATAGGACATCCGTTGAATGTAAACAGCCATCCACAGATGGTAAACTTTCTCTACAAAGAGCTTAAACTGCCTGCTAGAACAAAACAGGGAAGGTTGACAGCAGATGAGGATGCTATCAAGAGCCTTAGAGCAAAGACTAAGTTTAAGTTTCTTGATCTTATCTTAGAAATCAGGGGACTTCGTAAGCTTAAGTCTGTAACGCTAGACTCGCCTATTGATCCTGATGGTAGAGTACGTACTACCTATCTAGTCGATGGAGCGGAGACAGGAAGAATTAGCTCACGTAAGACAATAGATAAGACAGGGATGAACTTACAGAATGTTCCTAAACCATCGAGGGACTTCTTCATTGTTGATGAGGGGTGTATGTTTATCGGTGCAGATCTAAACCAAGCAGAGGCTAGAGTGGTTGCCTGTTTAAGTAGTGATGCCTCATTGTTAAAGCTGTATAAAGAAGGTGGAGATGTACACGCAAGGAACGCAGCAAACATATTCAAAGTGGCTCTTGCTGATGTAACCCCAGAGCAACGCTTTATAGGTAAGAAGTTAGTGCATGCAGCTAATTACAGAATCGGATATAAGAAGTTCTCCCTCGAGACTGGCCTGAGCTTTGAGGAAGCTAGGGAAGCACTTAATACCTACTATGCAACTTATCCTGGCATACCTATGTGGCATGCACGGGTAGAACGACAGCTCGGTAAGACACGTACATTAACTACTCCGCTTGGTAGGAAGAGAATGTTCTTTGGTAGATGGAATAATGATTTATTCAGGGAAGCATATGCACATGTGCCTCAATCTACGGTGGCTGATTACTTGAATATGGGACTTGTTAGATTATACTACGCTCTACCCGATCAGTATAAAATTGTATTGCAGATACATGACAGCGTTATCATACAAGCTCCTATAATAGCATGGCCTAAGAGCTCAGATGAAAATCTTATGCATATCAAAGATGTGATAAAGCGATGCATGGAGATACCCATCTGGGTAGGTAAACATAAGATAATAATACCAGTAGATATAAAGGAGGGAAAGAATTGGAAAGAAGTAAGCTAAGTGTGATTTATAATGAAGATTGCTTAGAGGGAATGAAAAAACGGTTGTCTGATGGGTCTGTTGATCTAACTATAACTTCTCCGCCCTATGATAATCTAAGAACTTACAATGGTCATGTTTTTGTTTTTGAGCCGATAGCACAAGAGTTGTATCGAGTTACCAAAGATGGTGGAGTAGTTGTTTGGGTGGTTAGAGATGCTACTATAAAGGGAAGTGAGACAGGAACGAGCTTTAAGCAGGCATTATATTTCAAGGAGATTGGTTTTAATTTGCATGATACAATGATCTATGCAAAGACAGATTACATACCATTAACACATAATAGATATGAACAACAATTCGAATACATGTTTATTCTAACAAAAAATAAACCCAGAACCTTTAATGCTATTCGAGAGAAGTGCAAGCAAACTGGAAGAATACCACGTGCCACATTCCGCTACTCCGATAATTTAACAAAACTACAACACTCTCTAAAGCCCATTAAAAAGACAAAGATAAAGGGAAATATATGGACATATGATGTGGGATATATGAAATCTACCAAAGATAAAATTGCTTTTCAGCACCCTGCGATATTTCCTGATAAACTCGCAGAAGATCACATATTGTCCTGGAGTAACAAGAATGACGTGGTTCTCGATCCTCTGTGTGGAAGTGGAACTACATTAAAAATGGCGAAAAAACATCAGCGTTACTATATAGGTTTTGAGACGAGCTTATATTATTGTAAAATTGCTGAGGAGCGATTAAAGAAGGTAAGCCAAAATGAATAAATCAGAGAAAAAACTACTATGCCCATTCTGCAAGGATAGTACAGTCGTTACACTAACACCCTTTCAAGTAACTCTATTCCACCTAGGCTTTATTTTCATTGCCCCAGATATATATGCATTCTGCCCAAAATGTGAGCGAAGGATTGTTGAGGTAGGGGACAAACTATTCATCGAACTGGAGGTACCAAATGGATACAAGTAAAAAATATATCAAGATGTGTGAGAAGGCGGAGGAGATACAAGGACAGCGACACATTCCTACAGATTGGCAAAAAGGAGATTGGTTTTTACGAGCAGGTACATCTTGGATTGAGGTTGTATCTCACCAAATTAATTTCTCAAATTTGTCTATTCCTAGAGGAACCGTCTGGCTCCCTCGCCAAGACCAGTTGCAGGAAATGATGGATAAATGGTATAAGAATAATCCCCATGTGTTGGTTTCTGATTTCTATGATTCTATTTACGAAGAACCAATGCCGAGTTACTATGTTCCAAAGAATTTTACTTCAATGGAACAACTCTGGCTCGCATTTGTGATGAGGGAGAAATATCACAAGATATGGAAGGAGGACACCTGGAAGGATGGAGCTAACTAAATGGCTGACGGCAGGCAAATACAAGGAAGTTGGCTTGAGGAATATCTCAATTACACTAGGAAACAGGAAAGTCCTACTATATTTCACAGATGGTGCGGTTTATCTGTGGTTGCCTCGGCGATGGAAAGGAATGTCGTATTGGATATGGAAGCTTATCGCCTGTTCCCAAATCTCTATGTTGTTCTTGTTGCTGATAGCGGGCGGTGCAAGAAAACCACGGCGATGGATTTGGGCTATGGTGTCCTTGCACGCATGGACGATAAGATCAACATATTTGCACAGAAGATTACTCCTGAAGCACTTATCGGTCGCTTAGCATCCCGCCTCAAGCTTAAAGGTGAGGAGATAGTTCAAGACTGCACCAGCACAGTGTTTGCTACTGAACTTAGTGTATTTCTTGGGAAGGATGCATATGCTAGTGGACTCATTAGTATTCTAACTGAGCTATATCAGGGTAGAGATCAATGGGCGTATGAAACAAAAAAGCGTGGTGAAGAACTCTTATTCAATACTCTTATAAACATGATAGGTGCGATAACTCCGAGTGGGCTAAGGCTAGGAATACCGAAGGATGCTACGGGGGCAGGATTCACATCAAGGATCGTATTTATCTATGCTAGTAAACCCCGCTCTCGCATTGCTTTCCCAAAGGTAGGTAAGATGAAGAGGGCGGTGCTTATACATGACTTGAATCATATGAGAACACTAGAGGGAGAGTTTGGATGGGATGAGGGTACGAGGGACTGGTATAAGAAATGGTACGATGGACTAGAGGCGAAAGAACCAATCGAGGCACTTGCGGGATATCAATTTAGAAGGCAGGATATGTTATTAAAGGTAGCTATGTTACTCTCCCTGTGTGAGGGTGATACGCTGAAGATTAGCATTGATAATCTCAAGACATCATTGAAGTACAACGATGAAGCATATGCAACGATGGGGAAAGCAATCAAAGCTATGGAGGAAACAAGCGAAGGAGCGGATACTAATAAAGTGTATGAATACATACTCAAAAATAAAGAAGTGGATAGATCAGTCCTACTGAGAAGCTTCTCTCACAGACTCAGGGCTAAGCAGCTTAATGAGATTCTTGATACACTTACAGGGGCTCAGGTTATAGGTACTAAAGATGTACCAACTAAGCCTGGTGCGAGAGGTAAGAGAGAGAAGCAGGTTTATTATATTATGAGGGAGATATAGAGTTGAGATCATTAGCAGTTTCAATTATTGAATATAGTAAGGATAAGGAGGAAGGGGATGATAGTTGATTTCAACCAGGATTTTATTGCCAAGCTTGTAGAGAGGTATCTTGTAGGAAAGTACAGGAGGATGGGTGGACAGAAGGGAGAATTACTTAGTAACCTAGAAGTCTACATGAGACTAAAAGATAACAAGGGGAAGATTAAACTAATCTAAAGTAAGTGCCACTCCATCATCAACTTCTCCCTCTCCTGAACTCTATGTGCAACAGGATGAACAAGCGTAAAGGGAATGATTAAATTAGTCCGAGTTCTCGCTACTCTCCTGTTGCACTCCCTCACAGTCTCACCTGTTGATGTAATATAACCAATGATAGGTATCTCACCTGTGTAAATGTGCTCTTCATACTCTCCGTGCTCATCCCGCAAGAGCCACAGGTGTTTCTTATTCTGTTCATTAAGTCCGAGAATGGGAAGTGGGAGTTTACAGTTCAAAAGTGATACATCGCAGACGAGGGGCACCTGCTCTGTCCATCCCCAGTAGATCGGAAACTTATTCGACGCTCCCGTTACAACAGCCCTTAGTACATCTGCAGGATGTTTAAGTGATTCAAACACCATCGGCCTAAATGTACAATCGAGGGAGAGGCCGTATACATCCTTTTCACCAACTCCAACCCTCATACTAATTGGGCCTTTGAAATCAATCTTCTTAAGTGCATCTTCTAACTTCCCCAGCGTTTCGTTATAGAGATTCTCACGAGGTAGAGGACGCATTATCACGCTGTCGAGGATGAGGTAAGGAGGACTCATAAATTCTTTACCATTAAACCAACTCTCTATTTCTACCTCGAATGAATAAGGAATCTCCCTCACTTGCTGTACCACGTGTAAATCATTGAGTAACTTAAGCACAGCCTTTGCGTCCTCTACCCCTTTGTTAAAATAGGAGGGGAAAGTATGACTATCGATTGCATATTTGGTATCATCCTTTATCTCCATACTAACCACTCCTTGGTTTGCTATATGCATTGTGGGAGTATGAATGCCTAGTACACGCATGAACTTTTGTGTGTACTCCATATCTGTCACAATGTTATATAAAGACTGAGACATACCTGCGAGTACGTGGTTTAGGTGATGGAGAGGTTTATAGGTATTAGCAAGAAGCACATCAGGTTTCATCTTCGCAAGCTCACCCTTCCAGCGAGGGAAGTATAGAGCATCATACCCCTCTTCTTTGATCTTAGTTGCTAATGTTCTCAGATAACCAGGTTCGTCTATGATGATAACTTGCATTAGAATCCTCCCTTCAAGAGCTCTTCAACTTCCTCCCTCGTAGGCATCCTACCCTCTTGTATCAGGAATCGCTGTAAATCTCCTTGCTTCCCTCTACGCTGTAAATCCCAAAACATTCTCTGTTGCTTCAGATCTACAGGCATTGCTCCGACACCAGTCATATACGTCCATAACCTCCATGGAGCACGCTGTTGTTCAAGGTCAACCTGCGCAGGAAATAACTTAGATCCCTCAGCAAGGACAGGGAACATAGAGTACATCAGATAAAGATTACGTTTCCTTATGCCCAGCACTACCTTACCTGAACGCTGGTCTCTCATTGGCCCCATCTCAAGTAGCTTCTGGATGTCTCCAGGTATATATGCCATCCACCCAGGGGCAGGTACTTTTTGTTTAGGATATGTTTCAAGCTTCATTCCATACTGAGGAAAGTCCTTCCTTCCTCGTATGAAATCAATGATAGGCTTTAACCCTTCAGGATTGAGCAAATTAACAATACGATTCATATCTCCACTCAGCTCACCAAGAGGGAGATCTAAATGCATATAGAGCGGATTCTTTTCATCCACAGCAGGAAAAAATGGCTTGGCCATGTTTTGAACCCAATCAGGAACCTTGAGCCACATCTGTTTATCCATATACTCAGGTTTGAAGAATCTCTCCTCTCTCGTCTCAGGTGCCATATCATATATCATCCTATAAACCTTACCTGTGTTTGCTAATTTCTGAGGTTTCGCTAGCATTGTATGTATCATGTGAGGAGTATTCTTTCTAGCCCACGTATAGAAGGGCATGATGCGCTTCATTACATTCGTCTCAAAGGGAGTTAGTCCTATAGGACTATAATCATATAATCCTTCGAATACCCTAAGTGCAGCCTCTCTAAAACCATCACCCTTCGCAAGCCTATCTATATAGAGAGCTAGGCGTGCATTATCTTCAATCTCCCTTCCTAGCTTTCTACCCCACTCCATTGGGTTTGCACCTGCCTTTAGCCTTCCATATTTATTAAAGTATTCCATTTGCTGCCATACACTCTTTCCCTCTGCCCCAAGCCAACCAGTTTTGATTACTCCATCCTTTGTTGCATTCTCTAGTATCTGCTTAGAGCTCATTAACTTCCCAGTCTTTAATGAACGGATGGGAATTTCTTTCCCAAGCCTAACGCCAGCAGCCTGTGTCATGCGAGTAGGTATCATATGAGGGTCAACATCCATGATATACATAAGGAACATATTAGAATATGCATTACGCAAATGGAATGGCAAACGCATAGCAGTAGCCATTCCTTTCCATGCGCCGTACCATTTATCTAAACTACGTAGCACTACATGCGTAGCTGGATCACCCCAGAAGAATGAGCTCATCTTATTCAACCTGTTAGCGATTGCTTCATCAAACAGGTAAGCAGGTACCTTCTTTGATACACCTACCTCACCAGCAGAGGACTTTGCAATCTTCATTAACATTTCTCTCACTTTCGGTGTGAGCTCAATCATTTCATCGCCTTCTGCAATGGTACCTAAGTAATCATCAATAAGACTAAGTGTACGATCTCCAGCAGGATAGAAACGCAACTGCCCTTTAGGAAAGACGAGCTTCTTCCCTAGAGGGACAGTTCCATAATCAAACACATTTGGAACCTTCTGCCCAAACTCATCAAGCACGGTTTCCATAAACTTCTCACTCCTGAAGAGGCGACCAGCCTCAGTTTTATAAAGTGCAGTTAGTTTAATAAAGTTCTCCTCAGGTATATAACTTGCTTGAAGTGCAGCTCTATAAGCCTGCACTTGCTTCACATCAGTAAGACTCTTTATAGCCTTCTCGATATTACCTGGTTCGTCTGCAACATCTCTAAATATCTTAGCTATGTCTGCTGCCTCATCCACACTTTTTACATCCCGTAGTAGGTCTAGATTCTTGACGAATTGTTTAGCATCATCAACCTTTGCAAATACCTTAGGGCGAGCAAACGAGGGCTTTGATAAGCGCTGGAATACGGTAGGTGGAATGCGCCCAGATAACATGCGTGTGTAGTTAGGATAGAATCCATACATATAAGTATCTTTCCACTTTAGATATGACTTCATTGGAATGAACTTACGTACCACAAGCTCCTTACCAATCCTATCAATATCATCTGCCATCTTGAGGAATATCTCTTGATTCTTTGGCGTTAGCTTATTAAGCAACCCTGGATTCTGCTTCACACGAGTCATTAACTTTGCGGTGGCTTGCTTATTCCCCTGTAAGGCTTTCCATGTTTTACGTAGATCTGCAATGACATCCGCTTCCTCTGCAAACCCTCGCCTTCTAGTGAATGACTCAAGCATAAAGTATTTTTTATCAAGTTTCCATCCAGGTATGAACATTTTACCAAGGGCATCTACAACGCTTGTATCCTTAATTGCTTGTATAGCTTTCTTCACCCCAGGAAGCTTACCTACACCCTTAGCTCCCTGCTTTATAAACAAACCCCAAGGAAGATAGTTAATGGGATCAAGTCCCATATCCAGAACCAGTCCAAGTATTCTAGGAACGCCCTCCTCGGCAGCGATATCCATGAACATACCCTTATCCGCACCTGTAATACCATCCCATACTGCAGCAGCTCCCTCAGTATCTCTCTTTAGTATCAGATCCATGACAGCTGCAGCACTTGCAGGAAATGGGCCAGGCTGACCTGTTTCACCATAAAGAGTTACTCTCGTCCATTCATCAGCGATAGCCTCGTTCATGTTCGGGTACTTCTGTAGTATCTCTTGTTTTATTTCTACTACTCTATCCTGCATCTCTGGTGTTTTCATTTCCTCTAGCTGAGTACGAAACACACCAGCCTGAGCAAAGTTCATCCGCTGTAACCAGTCAAAGAGCAGCTTCTGTAAAAACCCTCGTGTGGGTGGATCGAGGTCTATAGTCTCCATAGTCTCAGGTTCGATATAAACCCTACGAGGGTCTAATAGAGGTTCATGTACTCCCGCAGGAGGAATATATCTCTCCTCTACTAACTTCTGTTCAGTTGTCTTTAATACAGGCACTTCCTCGCTAGTAACTACTAGCTCCCATGTACCATCCTCGTTCTGTTTCCAATCAACAATCATTACTGACCCCTTGGAGTCATTTTAATCTTACCTCGACGATAGGCTAGTTTAAATGCCCGTTCAAACTCCTTCGTCATTATCCCATCAACAGGCCCATCCCATACACCACGGTCTTTCATCTCCTGTTGAGCTGCCTGGATTGAGAGATGGTACTTAGTATCCTTATCCATGAAGAACTTAAATGTATCTAGCCAATACGTTGAATCATAAGCACGTTTCTTTCCAGGAGGCGGTTCAAGAGAGGGAGGTTCAAGAGAGGGAGGTTCAAATGGAACAGCTTTAGAATATGGTACGCTTCGTATGAATTTCTCATGCAACGCAGGCGTTATCTCTGGACGCTCTCCTGCAAAGGATAAGGTAGTATCACTATATGCTTTCCATAAGCCCAGAGGAGTGCTAAAACGAGCTGCCTCTTCAGGACTATACCCCATCTCTGTCTGTAGCAAATCACCATATAATGCAAATATCTCACGACGACCCTGAGCTCTAATCGCCTGATCAAACGATGCCATGAAAATGCCCTGAGGATCAATCGTTCTAACCGCTTGCTTGAGTAACTCAAGACGTCGGTCTGCCTCCTCATCACCAGCTGCACCTCCAGGGGTAGTACTGAGCCAATCGAGAGTACCATCTCTAGGGTTAATCAATCCTACTTTATACCCTGTCTTACTATCACCAATCTTTATAGGGGTGGGAGGGTAAAATGCTGCAGGATACTTAAATGCTACTTCTATGGAATCATCATCTTTTCGCTGAATAATCACATCACCAACCTTCATGAATTTACCAGCTTCAATCTCAGCCCTTACTTTCATGGATTCAATTCGCTGATCCTCCGCCTTAAGTGATGTAGAGATTAGCATCTTCTCCCTAGTTGTAAGGTTATCCATTTGTGCAATTCTCCAAGTTATAGCAGTCCTATCTCTTTGCACATCATAACCTTCTCTCGTAAGGATTGCATTTATTTCAATTCGTCTATCTTCTCTCATCCCCATAGATTCTGCAAGTTCTTTAGAAACATACATCTGTTCCCATCCACGCTTTTCTGCCCTCTCCTTAACTGCTAACTCACCCATGCCGAGAACTTCGTCGAGAGCGAGTTTATCCATGTTATACTCTTGCATAAAGTCTTGCCCTCTCATTGATATGGTCGCATTAAGTGCCGCAACGTTAGCAGTAGTCAAATTCAACTTATCTGCAATCTCTCCCCTTATAGCATACCCTTCACGAGTAACCTCGAATCCTTTATCTGCTATGTATTTATTCAATCCCATTCGTTGCTCTTCTCGCAATCCTGTAGCTTCAGATAAGTCTTTATCGATGTACATCTTTTCCCATGCTCGTTTCTCTGCTAACTCTTGGATATCTCTTACATCTTCCTCTGTAACCACTCTGCGTTCAGCTATGCGAGCTAGTTGCTCAGATATGGCTAACTTACCTTTGCCAAGTGTTTCTTCCATCTCTATCCGTGTCATACCAAGCTCACGCTCAATATCCTGCCCTCGCTCTGTAAGTCCTGCGTTTAATGCTGCACGCTGGCCTGCTGCAAGGTCGTGCTTATCTGCAATCCTCTCACTAATCATATAGCCTTCACGAGTAACCTGAAACCCTTCACGCCTAATGTCAGCATTAATCTCAGCTACTTGTATGGGAGTAAGGTTTGCTCGCTTTCTAAGTTCTTCATCAATATACATAGCCTCCCATGCACGTTCTTCTGCTTGCCTTCTAATAGCCAATGCTTCCTCTTCCACACCTACCCTGCGCTCAGCCACACGGACTAATTGTGCAGAAATCTTGAGCTTACCTTTACCGAGCATATCTTCCATATCTATACGTGACATACCAAGCTTATACTCGAGGTCTTGCCCTCGTTTTGTAAATCCTGCATTCAGTGCTGCTCGCTGATCAAGTGATAAATTATTCTTATCTGCAATCCTTTCAGTAACCGCAAAGCCAGTATAATCTACCTGAAATCCCTCACGTCTGACATCAGCATTTATCCCCGCTACCTGTATAGGGGTGAGATTTGCTTGTTTCCCAAGTTCTTCATCAACATACATTGTCTCCCACAATCTATCCTCTGTTCTTACTTTGAGTTGGTAGTCTTGCTCATTCTCTACAGCTTCCCTGCGCATCATCTCTTCACCTGCAGGGTTTGTATATTCCATTATTGTACTACCAGTTTGTTTATCAAGTGCTACAACATTCCCATACTTATCAGCAAAGAATTGAGCTTCAGGAGGGAGTTGGTTAATAGGTATTTTATTCATCACATCACCCGAAAGACGCTCAGTGATAATAAGTTCTGTATCTGTAGCAGTTAGCACTGGAGGTGCATATTTAGGCTCTCCAGTTATAGGATCAACCAAAGCACCTGCTATCTCTATACCAGGTACGACCATAGGAACTCCCTCTGGAGAGAGTAACATTTCAGTTTGTTTCAATACTATTGGCTTAGGCTCTGGAGGAGGAGCCTGCCATGCTTCAACTACCTCTCCTGTAGGATAGGTAGCTAAGAGCACACCTTCCACAGTTGCATACGTAGGCCACGTAGCTTGCTCTTCTGCCCAGTCCTGCTTACGCTCAGCTAAACTCACCTGACGTTCCATTGCTACCTGCTGCCTTTCCTGTAAGGCTAATTGTGCTCTTGCAATATCTTCAGCAAGTGTATCAGTAACACCCCCCACACCTCTTACATCTAATGCTTCTTCCTCCTCCCTCTCGAGCGCTCTCTCTGATGCTCGAACCTGAAGTTTCATTAAGCTCTTCCTGAGTCTTTCCATCTCAGGATCAACATGTCCAAACCAAGTCATTGGCATCTAAATCACCACCCTTAGTATTTTCAATTTTTGAACATAGTCATGATTAATAAGTATACATCCCAGCCATTGGAGTTCCTAGTAATTGTGCTAATAACTGTTGCCTTCGTATTTGCTGCTCCGCACCTAATCGCTGAGTTTGCATCCCCGCTCCCATACCCAACTGTTGAGCCTGTAATGCTGCTTGTGTACCTAATCGTTGTGTTTGCAATCCTGCCCCTGCACCCAATTGCTGAGCTTGTAACGCCGCTTGTAATGCCTGCTGTTGCTGCATCATCGCTGCTTGTGCACCTAGTTGCTGAGTCTGCATCCCTGCTCCCATGCCTAATTGTTGTGCTAACATTGCTGCTTGCGCACCTAATTGCTGCCCTTGCATACCTGCTGCTGCTCCAAGTTGTTGGGTTTGCATTCGTGCTCCCATACCTAATTGTCGAGCTTGCATCTGTGCCCCTACACCTAATTGTCGCCCCTGCATCCGTGCTCCCATACCTAGTTGCTGTGCCTGTAACGCTGCTGTTGTACCCAATCGCTGTGCTTGCATCCCTGGTTGCATCTCCATTCCAAACCGCTGCACGCCAAGTCCTGCTGCTCCAAGTGCTTCCTGAGTACCCAAGCCTGCAGCCTGCATAGCTTGCGCTCTTCGTTGCATTCTATACTGCTCTCCCATTCCAGCAAGACTCTCAGCTAAACCTGCTCCAGCTCTAGCCTCTTCTCCAGCACGCATTGTACTCCAGGTAGTCCCTGCTCCTGCAGCAGCGCCTCTGATTCCAGGAAGTATTTGTTCTCTAAATTGACGCATTGCAGGAGCACTCATAGCCTGAATTGCTGCAGCCTCCTCAGTGGGAGACACAGCCATCATCCTACCCAATGCGCCTGCCCGTTCACCTGCGCCAGCAAGTCCTACTGGAGCATATGTGGGCATCTGCATACCAGGAACTCCTGCAGCAGTAGGTGCCTGTATAGTGGGCATCTGTATAGCGGTAGGCATTTGTATAGGAGTAGGCATCTGCACACCAGGTATCTGTGCAGGAGTGGGCATCTGTATACCAGGGATCTGTGCAATAGGAGGAGCACCTACGCCAGGAATCCGAGCTTGCGCAGGAACCTGTGCAGCAGTAGGCATCCGCATGGTAGGGATTTGCGGTTGCTGTCCCATTAAGGTCGTAAGCATTTGCTGTTGCTGTGGAGTTAATGTACCTATCGTACCAAAGCGAGGTTTCTCACTAGGTTCCCTTCTAGTACCAGCATATCCCTTTGAGACCGCTGCGGTACGCCTTTCAGTAGGACGCTCTGCTGCTCTTCCTGGTATAGGCCAATGAGCCCTACTAGGATCAACTACTGTATATCCAGCTCTAGGTCTAGGTACAACACCTCCTCCTCTACCACGAGATGCAATGCCTTGCCATCCAGCTCCAAAGCCTCCAGCTACTCCTCCAGTCCTTCTAGTAATTGCCATTCAAAATCACCCCCTTAAGTTAACGTAACAGAGTACATAGTACCTGCTACATTCCCATAAAGCTTAACTGTTGAATTACTTTTATAGAATACAATTTCACCTTCCTCTACATCACTTGTAGTAGGCTCGGTTGTATAGGTTCTATGTTGAATTCTTCCATTTGATAAATCTTCATAAACTGCTTTAACAAATTCTCTAACAGCCATATCAAGTTTTCGTAAATAACTCCTGACATCCTCGTTATCTATTTCACGAGGTACAGGTGGTAACTTTATCGTAGGTCTAGTTCGCATCATGATAGCGTTCCTGTCCAGATTTGACCTTTCCTATCATCATCATCTTCAATCCACACGTGACATATTACATCTCCGCTTATGTCAATGTGAGGATAAGCCAAATCATAGGCTTTATCTGTTCTTTCTGTAGCTGTAAAACCAGTTCCAGCAGTATTCATCTCAGCAGTCACTACATGTCGATTGCTCGATACAGTTTCATCAACACCAATATAATAAATCTTTGACTCTGCAGAAACTACCTTCTGTTGAGGATAGCGTAAAATACTTGATTGCATGGTTTCACTAAAAAATGTTCCATTAGTTGCCATTGTAGCCGTCCAAATATAAGTGGTACCAGTAGCATCTCTTCCTTCCCAACAATAATAAATTGTATCATCTACCACCTGAAGTTGAGGTATTGCCTGAATATACAACTCAGTTGTTCTTTGAGAAGTTGACCAACTAGAGCCATTCAAAGCTGTAGTTGCTGTATAGATATTGGGTACACCAGTTAAGGCATTCTGTGAATATACATAATAAATAGTGCTTCCTGAAATATCTAAGCGAGGGCTATATTTTGAAACATTATCACTCGTCTGCTTAATGGCTACCCAGTCAGTTCCATCAGTATCCATGCTTGCTGTATAGAATTGATAATAACTACCTACAAGCTCTTCCCAACAATAGTAGATTTTTGTACCTACGACCTTCTGACATATTGTGCGTACAGTTCCACCATCTCTCTGTTCAGTCGTCGCCCAGTTTGAGCCATCTAAGTCCGAGGTAGCTGTAAATATTATGCCCCCTGTGCAGTAATATACGTAATAGATTGTATCACCTACTACCTGGAGCTGTGGTGCACTGTGATTAGTAGCATCTGTAGTCTGCTTAGTTGGAGTAAAGTTTGAACCATCCGAATCCATTGTAGCTGTCCAGATTTGAGTCTTATTAGAGGTATCTCTCTCTGTCCACACGAGATAGACAGTATCTCCTACTACTTGAAGCCGTGGTCTAGATTTATCATGAGCTGATGTAGTTTGCTTTATAGCTGTCCATGCTTTAGTATAAGACTTAGTATAATCCGTTCCCTCAATGTTAATTGTTAAACCAGTATCGCTCATATAAAGTCCTCCCCAATCGAGGATTTGCTCTGGGAATAATGGAAAACCATATCTCATATCATAGAAAATCAGAGGGAAGAAATGCACAAGCGCATTGTGAAATCTCCAGAGATAATCACTTAAATAGTTTAGATAGCTTAGATAACTAATTGGTACTTCTGCTGGCCATAACCATCTTGGCCATCCTAGTTGCCTTGGCCACCCTAGCTGCTTTGACCATCCCATCTGTTCTAACCATCTTGGCCATAGCCATTTTGGCCAGGGCCAATCTACCACTGGTTTCATCTCTGGACACTGTGCCCTCATTATATCAGGAGGTCTCGGTAAGTATGGAAGCGCTGTAGTTCTCATTATTTCACACCAGCAGGGAGCATTACAGGCTGGAACCATTTAATCTCGAATGTCTCACCCAGATTATTATTTCTAAATCTATATCTAATCTTACGCTGGTAGCCAGTATCATGGACGAGCTCATAGAATGCCCAACTACTCGTGAGGGTTTGTGTACCTACATTAGTCCAAGAACTTCCCTCATCGCTGGAATATTCTACTGTAACCTCATCTCCCTTAGCTTCAAACTTAAAGCCCTCATGCCTTAAAAGCTGAGAGGGATTTTGTATATTAACAAAATCTATAGTCTCATATCGTCCATCGATTGCACTGCCACCATCGTTTGTTGCACTATAATTATAATGATTGATAGTATTAGTATAACCAGCGAGCACATCCCAGTTATCATGAACTATTGCAGCGAAGGCGCTCATGGAGTACTTATACCACAAGTACTCCTCTACACAGCCACCATAGCGAATGACGTAAACAGTATCAGGAGTAGTACCTGTTGTGGGGATGAACAACCATGCCTCATCCAACCCCTTAGCTAAGATGAAGAAGCTATTTGATGCATACGTCTTATTTATTACACTTCGGATGCTTGCATTGATAGGGTCGCCGATTGGTCTACAATACTGACCACCAGAATACTCTTGTACTGTATATTTATCATCTAAGAATAAATGCCTATCACCAAGATCAGCAATAGCATTCTGCGCAGCAAGTCCCTGGCTAACCATAGGGTCGAATCTGAATCTACCTGTCCCTCCGATGAATGCCATCCTTATAATCTCATGTTCGCAGTAGATAGTCATATCATCAACGAGCTTCTCTGCCCCTACGATGATTCCACCAGTCCTTCCCAGGAGTAGATTGCTACCATAACCTGTTCCATCGATATCCTCACAATCTGCGGTAGCTGTCCATTGTATCTTCCTCTGAGCTTGAGTCCAGCTCGAGGCATAGGTTCCTACGTTAAATAAGCAGAGATGATCCTTAAAATACCTCACAACCTTTGCCCTCAATACGGTGGTATCTGTGGTGTGATTAGCGACCTTCGCAGCTGCTCCAGACTGACTATCATCCCATATCTTCAGCCTTGTTAGGTTATCACAAAGAATCATAACCTGCGTACCATCGCTTAGAACAGCAGGACAGCTAGATAGTTGACTATATGAGGTCTGAGCCTCCTGCTCAGCAAGCACCCAATTTCCAGCACTTGTATCGTAGAGATAATAACTCGTATTCACCCCATCCTGTAAGAGGGCAACTATGTCATCACTCCACCCAAATGGAGTTTGAGAAAGACCTTGGATGCGTCCTGTGAGATTTCCATCACCATAGATATCTACATCAAATGCAGCAAACCCTTTCCTCTTCTTTAGCACTCCCTGATCTGGTCGCATATCAACACAGTTACTAGCGTGGCGAGGGTCTAATGCCATAGCAGGAAGCCTACTATCAAGCATCCTGGTAGGACTAATAATCGCTGGAGCTACTAACCCCTGCTCATCTTCTCTAGGCAATTTTAAGACTCCATAGTAATGCCCCTAATGCGAAAACTAGAGGGAAAATCTTCATCATCAATTCATAAATCTTAGCCTTAGTACGAATCTCAAATATAGTAGAGGCAACTATGCCTCCCGCTCCGACTGCCATGATAACTAATCCAACCATGTAATTCTCCTTTATCCTGGACTTCTTATCCAATCAGGCTTTAGCCAATACTGAGATGCTTCACCAGGATGAAGAACTGTACGACCACCAACGAATGGAGTAACGTGAAGTATTGTATCATACTTATGTGCTTCCCTATCCGTTGAGATTGCACCCCTTAGGAGTTCTTCATACTCACTGCGAAATCTACGTATGTCTTTCTCCAGGTTTAATGAAAGCACAGTGAGCCAGTCAGCTACCTTGAT